GCGCAGTTCGCCTCGGGCGACCATCTCTCGGACCACGCGCTCGGGTCGGCGGGAGATGCGGTCGAGCCCGAGTCGCCGCGCGGCCTCCTCGCGGGTGACGAGGAGCGGGGAGCGGTCGGCCTTGTCGTTCCGGCGCGGCGGGGTCATTCGATCCCCCTGACGGTGATCTCGACGCGCGGGAACGCGGGGTCGGGCTCGCCGATCTCGACGCGGTGGCTGATCCCCGAATCGTCGAGCACGACGCGCGCATCGGCGAGCCCGTCGAACGCGGCCTTGAGCGACGCGAGGAGATTGTCCCTGTCGCGGCGCCGCTTGGTCGCGAAGAAGAAGCGCGCGGTGCACGCGGCCTCGCGCCACGGCTTGAAGCCGTCGATGACGCTGATCTCCTCCATCGCGCACGCCCACGCGTACTCGCGGTAGCGCTTGACGGCGCGGGCCTTCGAGGCCCAGTGCGGGCGCGAGTTCGGCGCGAGTTCCTTCGGCGGCAGCGGCAGCGTGACCACGATCTCACTCACCATCGGTCCTCCTGAATCGCTCGTTGTTGGCGTCGGCCTCTGCGGCGTCTCGCCTGACCCACGCGCCGACCTGCTCTCCGTCCGCGTCGATCGACTTGGTCCACCGCCACTCGTAGCCCATGGCCTCGATGGCGGCGATCATGCGGCGCATCATGCCCACGAACCTGTCGAGGGTGACGAAGTCCTGCGGACTCGCGCCAGACGCCTCGTAGATGCGCACGAGCTTCTCGCTCTGGTGCATCCTGACGGCGTCGATCTTGGCGAGCACGCGCTGGGTGCGGTCGAGATCCTCGCGTGCGGCGTTGCGCTCTGCCTCAACCGTTCGGAGTTGCCGAATGGTTGCCTCCAACTCATCAGCAATGCTTACATGTTCGGTCATGTCTCACACTCCCTCCCGCACCGTTCGCAGCGCGGCTTCAAGTTCTTTTCGTTCTGATCGTCGGCGAACGCGATCCACCCCGCGTCAAGGTTGCGGACGAGCGCGGCGCGTTGACGCCACACCCAGCCGATCCGCTGCTTCGTGCGCGGGTCGTACAGCGGCCTCGGCCACCACCACGGCACATAGCCGACCCACCACGCGCGGCCGTGCCTGAACGGCGACCACGGGAGGCACGGGAGCGGGCCTGATCGGAAGCGGGATTCGCTCATCGCTTGGGCTCCGGCGGCGCAGGTGTCGGCTCGGGCTCTCGGTGGATCGGGGCTTGGCCACGCGCGGAGGCTTGCTTCTGCGCGGCAAGGCGGCGAAGGCGGGTAATCCGATCACAATCCGCATCGCGCCATCCCAGCATGTACTCGGAGCATCGGATGCACTGGCACTCGGTCATGTAGACCGACGGGTGCACGCTCGCGGGTCGGCCTTCTGCGCGATCCTCGTACCCCGCGAGATACGGCTCCTCGGCAGTCTCGGATCGCGGTCGGTTCAGCGTGCGCGTGACTGCCGCTGGGCGAAATAGGTTCGTGAACCATTTCACGGCTGCACCTCCCCTCCCGCAACGCTGACCCGCGCAGCGTTGAACGCGCGGATGTGCCGTTCGTGCAGCGTCGCGTGTCCGCTTGGCTCAAATGCCATCGCGACCATGAAACTTCCGTGATCCACGATCTCCACGATGTGCGTGCGAAGAAGCATGATGAGCAGGTGCGCGTCGCGCAAGGACTCATCTGCCGCTTGCCGCTCGGCCTTGAGCGCGGCGAGCTCGGCCTTGGCGGCTGCGAGTTCGCGCTCAAGTGTGCGGGCGAAGTCGGCAGAGACTTTGCCGGACGCAAGGCCCAATCCTTCTCGGTGTTGACACTGCGCTTCCGTCCTCGGTGTGTCGGTCACGGCTTCGCCTCCTTCGCCCGGCGGATCGCGGCGATGGCCGCCGTTGCCGACATCTGCGCCGCTTCCCGCACCGCATACGACGCAGCCCACGCCGCATTCCGCGCAGAAAACCCCGCCTCCAACGCCGCAACATGCGCCAGTTTATCTTTCGCCGGCACAGCCACCGCAAACGCCGCATCTGCCGCGTCACGCGCGGATTCCTTCGTGCGCTCCTCGCACATGATGCGCCACGACTCCCCATGTCCGTCCTTGTCCGCTTGCGGCTGGTACTCCTCAAGCGCCGCCCACATCTCCGCGAGCGGGTCGGCCTTCTTGAGCGCGGCGAGTTCGGCCTCAAGCCACCGCAGCCGCGCAAGCGCCCGCGCAAGCGTCGGCAGCGTGGCGAGCGTCACGAACTGGTTCATCTCGCGCTCGGTCAGCGGCGGCGGTGGTTCCGTCTTCTCGGTCAGGTCAGAAATCGTCATGCGGATTCCTTTCGTCCACGCCCGGCAGCATCGCGTCGAGCGAGTTCTCGTCGACCGCGCGCAGCGCCGTGCGGAGTTCCTGCGGGCCGAGCGGCGCGACCGTGAGCGTGGTCCACTGGCCATTGGTGTTGTCCCAGTACTCGACGCTCACCTCCGCGAAGCAGTCGGGCTGCTCGTAGCGGATGACGGTTCGGTAGCTCGTCTCCATCTCGCTGTGCGTCCGGCTGAACACCTCGGGCGCGTTGTCGCAGTGGATCTCGACCCTCATGGCGTCCCCTCCGCGACCGCGACCCGCGCGAGATGCGATGCGTTCAGCGCACGGAGGCGCTGGTTCTCGTTGATGAGCCACCGCCGCTCGGCCTCGTACTCCTCGAGCCGCGTCGCGGCCTGCCACTCGACCATCTCCGCGACGGGTTGCGCCGTCCCCGCCCTCTCGGCGGCCCGTTGCCGCAGTTCGTCCGACATCTTCTGCACCGCCATATGCATCGGTACCTCCTCCAGTTCGGTGTCGATCCGTTCGTCGTTTGCGAGCTCGATCGCGTCCTCCAGTTTCGCTGCCCATTCGTGCAGCATCCGGTTTCGCCTGTTGCCGGACGCCTGCGAGATGTCCTCGGCCATTGAGCGCAGGTGTTCCGCGATCAGCCGGGCCGTCTCGTCGAGCGTCGCCGCAGCCCGCATGTGTGCGATGAGCGTGCTCATGCCTTTGCGTCCACCTTCCTGCGCTCGATCTCGGCGCGGGCCCAGCCCTCCAGTTCGCGGCGCTTCTCCTCGGCGCGGATCTCTCCGAGGCAAGCGGCGTAGCCCGCCATGTCGCAGGCGTTGTCTCGCTTGGGCTTGTGCTGTTCTCTCGCGATCTTGTCGCAGACCATGATGATCGGCCAATCGGCGGCGGTCAGCGGCTCGCGCAGCTTGCGCGCGAAGGCCGCGTTCAGCATGCCGATCGTGATCGAGAAGTGATCGCCCGGCTTCCCGTAGTCATCTCCGCGCTCGCGCACGATGCGGATCGCCTCTTCAAGCAGTTTGACCCGTTCAGACATTGGCCTTGCCCCTTTCGCGTTCGGCGCGCTTGCGCCGTTGGTCCTGTGCCCTGCGCTTCGCGCTCTGACCCATCCAGCGGTCGAACTTCGGGACGATCGCGCCGCCATCGTCGAGCAGGAGCCAGCCCGCGCTCTCAAGCGCGTCTGCGAAGCCAGGGTGCTTGACCACGGCGTCGATGTCGCCCGCGACCACGCGCGGGAGCGACCCGTCCGCGCTCTCGGCGTCGACCCACGACCAGAAGATCACGCACAGCCCCACGGCGTGCGCGTCCGCGATGCCGAGGGTTCGCGCGAGAACGCGCACCTCCGTCCGGTTCGCGATGGTTGACGAGATCGGAATCCAACTGCTCACTTGATGCTCCTCCTGCGATGCCACATGCGCGCGCTCACCTTCAACTCGATGAGTCGGAACGCCGTTTCCTCGTCGTTCTGCCTGACGAACTGGCGGATGTCCTTGCATCCGAGACCCTCGCCGAGACCGCGCTGCGGCACGGCGACCTTCACGCGCGCGAACTCCGCGACGAGATCGTCGGCGAGCGCGTTCGCGCCCTCGACGCCGGGCCCGTCCGCGTCGGCGATCACGACCACCTCGGGCTCGCGCGCGGCGAGGAGCCGCACCGCCTGAACGACGAGCTGGTGCTGCCCCGTGCACGACGCGCGGCCGATGACGGCGACGGGCTCGTAGCGGTAGAGCCATTCGAGCGCGGCCGCGTCGGTCGGCCCCTCGACCACGAACACGCGGTCGAGCGAGGCTCGGCGCACGCCTGCGGGCAGGAACAGCCCCGCGCGGCTTCCCTTCAGAGCCCACTTCGCCGCGCCTTCGTCGACGGGCTCGCGGAGTCGGATGCCGCACACGCGGCCCTCGCCGTCGTGCATGGGGAACGCCCACGAGCCGTCGCCCGCCGGGCACCACGCGAAGCCGTACGCGGTGAGCGAGGTCACGGCAACGCCGAGCGTCTGCGCCGCTTCGACGGTGCGCTGGACTGTCGTGCGCATGCGCCACCCGTCGATGATCTCGCCGCAGTCCTCGCGGTAGCGGTGCTCCTCGACCTTCGGCGCCTTCGACGGGCGCTTCATGGGCACGGACGGCAGCGCGAATCCATCGGCGATGCGGCGCACGGCCTCGGCGAAGTCGACCTCGTCGTAGTCCATCACGAACCTGATCGCGTCGCCGCCAGCGCCGCAGGCGTGGCACTTGTAGAACCCGCGCCCCTTGTGGGTGATGACCGCCATCGACGGCGTGGAGTCCTCGTGGAACGGGCAGAGCGCGACGAGCTCGCGGCCCTTGCGTCGGAGCGCGACGCGCGAGCCGACCACCTCGACGATGCTCGCGAGCGATCGCACCTCGTCGGCGTCGGGCGCGGGCTTGGCCGCTTGTTCCCAGTTGAACGGCATCAGAAGACCTCCGTGGAGACGGGGTACTGGCGCGGCTCGGCCGGCGCGGTGTAGGTCTTCTTGAAGATCGCGTCGAGCGCCTTCGTGGCGTCGGCCTTGCTCATGTTCGGGTCGAGGCCGTGCTTCCGCAGGATCGCGGCCTGCTTGAATGTGCACTTGCCCGTCTTGAAGCGCGCGATGATCTCCTGACAGAGACGCCGCGCGTCGTCGCCGTTGAGCGAGCGCGGGTCGATCCCCGAGCGCGCGAGCATCTGCGACTGCTTGTCGCTGATCGGGCGCCCCGAGCCCGCCCACTTGGCGAGCGCGGCGGGGTCGCGCCTGACGCCGAGCACCTCGAACGGATCGACGGTGCTGGTGCGGTAGTCGGCGCGTGCGCGGAGGTT